ACCGAACGCGCTGAGGCGCCCGAGTCAATCGCCCCCACAACACGCTCACGCAGATCGACCGAATAGCTCTTCGCCATCGCAAGCCTCCGCAAATCAATCCGCGCAGACTCGCTGATCTCAACCGGCTTGGGAATCCGCCAAAAAAACCCGCCGATTCAGACCAAATGAAAAATGCTCTAGTTCCTTATAGGCCATGGCGCAAGTCCGTTTGGTGTCGCCGGCATCGCCAACGTTACTCCTTTACCCCGCGATGGTGCTGATCTCGCGGAAGCGGTGACGCGGAGTTTCGAGTCGCGCGAACGTGTCCTGCAATTTGCTTTCCCCGTAAGCGGCTGAGTTCTCTCGCTACGGCGCCACCAGCCGCACGCTCACCACCGCCAGCCCGTCGCCGTCGAGATCGCCCGGATCGCGCACCGGCACGCCGACGATCTTGCAGTCATGCACCGCGCCGCCGAGCGTCTGGCGGCCGAAGGCGGCGTCGGTCAGGGCCGGGGCGAGCGCCGCGTCGATCGCGTCGAGCGCGGCGTTGATCGCGCTCGAGCCGGGGATCGTCGGATCGCGCGCGTCGAAATAGAGGAAGAGCTTGGCCTCCAAAGTGCGCTTCGGCGTCGCCGGGGACGCCCATTGATAGGTCTCCGGCCCGGATTCCAATTGGAACAGCGCGGGGCGCAGCGCCGCGGGGACTTCGCTCCACAGCTTCATTCGCCGCGAGGCGAGGCCCCAGGGGTAGGCGGCCGAGACGGCGTCGAAGAGGGCGGTGAAGGCGGCTTCGCGGCTCATGCGTCCTCCCAGGCCTCGGTTGGCGTGGCGGCGAGCGCGGCGACAATTTCGGCGCTCATTTCGTCGAGGCTCGACCGGAGATACGAGCGCTCGGGGATGACCGAGCCGGGGTGCTCGACCCTGCGCGCGAAACGCATCGCGCCGCCGACGAGAAAGGCGAGAACCTTTCCCTTGACGGGCAGGATTTCGTGCGCGCCCGTTTTGCCGCCGTATTCCTGGATCGCCGCGTACTTGACGTCGCCGTAGGAGCCGACCGAGGCCGAGACGTCCTCGCCGTCGCTGAAAACTTCGGCGCCGATCGAGTCGCGCAGCGCCCCCGAGCGCGCATTCAATGCCTGGCCTGACAGCATCTCGTTCCTGATCTTGTCTGTCAGCGCTTCGCCCAACGCCTGCGCTTTGGCGGCGAGGTCGACGGCGAGCGCGGCGGGAAACGCGTCGAGCCGCGCTTGCAGCGCCTCGGCGCCGACGAGCGTGATGTTTAGCATGGAGAAACGCCTCGCTTGCCGGCGGCGCCGCCCGGCCGGTTGGGAAAGGCGCGGGCCCGCCCTCCGGGTTCTGCGCCAGCATGCGTGGGCAATCGACGGAGGAAACGATTGCGCTGTCGGACTTGGAAATGATGGGGCTGGGGCCGGCGTCAGCGGCGCGCGGCGCGCCGACCAGGCGCCTTGCTCTCACCTCACTGGTATAATTCCACTTTTACGACCTTGCACTCGGCCTTACTGATCACCAAGATGGGGAACCCGCCGCCGATGATGATCGCCCCTTTCGGCGGGGGCGCGTCGATAGCCGGAATATAGGTCACCCTCCACGTCGCGCCGTTGTCGACGATGTAGTTTTGTCGCTTATACCGATCGAAATCCGGCAGGTTTTCGGCGATGAAGCCCATCAGCTTCTGCGACGTATATTGTTCGAGGATGTAAACCGGGTTGCAATTCGGCGGGGTCTCCATTTTGTCGTCTCCGGCAAAGGAAGTTCGAACAAAGGCGGCGACGCTCAACGCGGCGATTGCGGCGCATCGAAGTGGTCGACGGAGCGATCTCGTCGCTTCACACGTTTCATCGCCATGGACGCAGATTTGGGCCATAGAAAAACAAGCCTTGATCGGACTTGACAAGTCCGGGAAACCCCCAGCGCATCGCCGCGTCGAGGTCGGCGGCGCGTGGCCAGGGCGACCATACCTGCGGCTCTCCGTTTTCGACAAGCGGCTTCCCGTTAAAAATCATCGGCGATCCGGTCGGATTCGGGTGGGTATTGAAGGAGGCGATCGCGGACGGCGGCGGCGCGCCCATGCTCAGCCGCCCAGCGAATCCTGGTGCCACCCATTGAACGGAAACCGCGCCCGTCTGCGGGTCCCGGAGTATGAAGAAACCGTTCTCCTGAGGATACTTTGGGTTCGCGATCGACTTCGTCCACGCCGTCTCGATTGCGGCCTTGACCGACGGATCGGAGGCCAGTGCGACCAGCTCATCGAAGTCGTCGCGAAGCGGGATGTTCCATATTGGCCCGATGTGAGACACGAAAGATTCGGCCGCGACGGGCCGGCCCGACGCCTGAGATTCGTTAGCCTGCCGGTCACTCGGTCCGCTCGTCGGGGGCGGGTCGTTTGTGGCTTCCGCCGAATCGCCGTTGGTCCATCGTCCGCTCGGGCGCCCGTTGCCGGCCGGGACGCGCGGCTGGTCGGGGCTGTACCTCTCCAGCGGCGAGCCGCCATCGGCGGATTCGACGCCGAGCCCCTTCAGGATGACGGCCGGCTCGACGCCGCCCTCCATCAAGGCGTCGATGATGAACAACCGTCGCGCATCCTCTTGCGGATGCGCCATCTTTCCCAGCCCGCTCAAGGCGATATGCATATGCGCGAGGGGAACGTCGCCCTCACGCATCGCTCTTGGCGCGAGCTGAACATATCTCAAAGGCGAGGGCCCGATCGGCCGTCGATGCGCGGCCGCCAGGAGCGCCAGGAGTCGCGCCCGTTCGCGCGGCGACATCTCGCCGCGATCGACCTTGGCCAGTCGCGTTCCGGCGCCGAGCACGAGATAGCCGTCGTCGAAATCCATCGTGGCGACGATCGGGCGCCTCGCGCCGTCCTCGTCCCATCGCTTGCGCTATTGATCGAGCCTCATCGTCGATTGTCCTCGTCGTCGCGAAAGGGAGCGCGGTCACACCGCCACCCGCCGATACGGCTGCAACAGCGCCAGCACCGGCGCCGAGATTGCGCAGGTGTCGTAGGCGATCGTCTCCTGGCCGCCGAGCGATTTGGAGCGCAGGCCGATGCGCTCGGCGGCGCGGAAGCGCTCGGCGGCGAGTTCGAGCGCCGCCTGCGCGACGTCCTGCGGGACGTAGCCGTAGGAAATCGCCACCGCGGCGCCCGCGTCGCCGGCGTCGAAAGTGTAAGCGCCGCCGGCGACGCAATATTGGCCGAGCGTCGGGGCGGCCGGAACCGCGCGCAGCGCGGCGCCCGACCCGGCGTAGACGACGCCCAAGTCGATCGCCCAGGGCCCATAGGGCGCGAGCGCGTCGAGGGTCCAGGGCGTCGCCGAGGGAACGATCTGCGCCTCGCCTTGCACGGCGTAGCCAGCGACATAGTCGACGACGAGATTCTGTCGCCGGGGTCGCACATGCCGACCGAAGATATCGAGCGCCTGCTGTCGCCCCGGCGGCGCGTCGTCGTCGTCGGCCCGCAGGAGATAGCCGAGCGTGGGCAGAGCGCCCGCGGGCGCCGCGGGCGGGATCGCCTGGCCGTCCAGCGTCACCGACGTCACTCGCAGCACCGGCCAGTGACGCAGAAACAGCCGCTCGCGCTCGCCGTCGATGACCTCGCTGTAGCTTTGCGGCAGCAGGCTCGGGCGGCTCAGCGCGGCGGTGACGGCGCGGCTCGCCGCCGTGATCAGCGCCGAGAGCGTCGCGTCGTTGGGCGAAGCGCCCGCGGGCAGGCCGAGCCAGTCCTTGAGCGCGGCAAGATTGGTGAGATCGAAGGGCGACATGGGAGCTCGGAGGTCGGAGGACAGAGAACGGAGGACAGAAAACAGAGAACCGAGGCGCGGGACGGACTCGCGTCCGTCCTCCGCCCTCTGTCGTCCGTTATCCGTTGCCGATATTGGTGAGGATGCCGACACCGAACGGGGCGTAGACGGCGAGCACTTCTTCGGCGTAGACGCCGAATTCGCGCCGGCGGGTCCGCAGCGGCCAGTCGACGCGATAATAGTCGCGACGGGTGAGAACCTCGGCGACGTTGGGCGTCTGGTTGGACTGGTACCAGACCGGCAGGCGCTCGCAGAGCGCAATGATGGTGCCCGGCGGCAGGTCGGGATGGACCTTGACGGGAATGTCGAAGCCGCCGTCGACGCTGAACGGATTATAGTACCAGCGCACCACGCCCGAAGCCGACACGCCGTAGGGTCCGCCGTTGTCGCTGTCGGCGGCGACGTTGTAGCGGATCAGCGGGCCGGAGGCGTTGGTCAGGCACTTGTTGGTGACGTTCTTCTGCTCCTGCGCGTTGACGTAGAGCACGGTGGGCGAGAGCCGATACGCGTTCCACATCTCGACCAGCATGGCGTCGATCTCGACGACCGAGCCGCGGCCCGAAGCGGTGAGGAACGTGCCGGTTCCCGCCGTTCCCGACGACAACGCTTGAACATAGGCGCTGTTGGCGGGGTTGAAGCCGACGGTGAGCAAGCCGTCGAAGGCGAGCGTCGCGTTGCGCGAATTGTCTCCCGTGATGACGCTCGCGGCCTGCTGGCCGGAGGCGAGCGGCGCGGAAAACGCGACGCTGTTGATCGAGGTGATCGCCTGCAACGTCTCCGAGCCCGCGGTCCCGACGTACCAGGCGTAGGCGACCGCGCCGTTGACGAGCGGAGCGCTCGCATAGAGCGTCTCGCCGAGCGTCACCGCCTGCGTCGTATTGCTCGACTTGTTCGACGAGCCGCCGTTGAGCGTATAGGTGTTGCCGTCGTTGCCGGTGATGGTCTTGGTGGTGGCGACGCCGCCCGAAACGGTCGAGTTGCGATAGCCCTCGAAGGTCAGCGCGACGACGATCACCGAATAGGTCGCGGCGGGCAGCGTCGCGCCCGTGCCGGATGCGGATAGCGTCGGCGCGCCGGGCGCGCCGAGCGCCAGTGAGGCGTTGCCGCCGAGCAGCGCGGTCTCCTCCTTGCGCATCGTCTTCTGCAACAGGCGCAGCGTCGCGGTCGAGTCGATGTCCTCGTAGCCTTGCGCGGCCGCTTCGGCTTCGAAGGTCACCGTGTCTTCCTCGCCGAGCGTCAGATAGGGGGCGACCTGAAGCTGCGCCGCATAGGACATGCTCGCGGTGCGCTGTCCCTCGGGCACCCAGCCCATCGCGTCGTAGCCCGAGCCGGTGATCGTAGTGATGGTGCGCCAGCGCGCGGCGTCGCCGGGATTGAGGCGCGCGACGCGCGGCAGCGAGTTCCTCAGCGGCGTGATGATGGGGTAGAGATT